TATATTACTTAAGCTGGCGGTATACGTTCCGCAGCTTTGGCAATAGTACTCTATATCATTAGCTAACATAACCAAAAGCTATAAACTGTACAAAAGCAAACAGCTTAAATACTAAGGTTAATACTGGAAAGCCTAACAAGCCAGCGCCAATCGCTAAAGCTATATTACGGTGCTCTCTATCTTCGGGGGTCATTACTTTCTTTGCCATTGCTTTAAATAAAATTTAGCTTTTTCTAAGCTGTTAAACTTGCGGCTTCCGTAGAAGCTCGGGGTATTCGGGAGGGCGGTAAATAAGCCGGGCTGGGTCTCTAAGATCTCAGCGCCGGCGTATTGTATTACTCTCTTTATTTTCATTTAGAGCTGCTTTAGAAATTTTATATACTGCTCTTCGTTAAGCACCTCTAAACGCTCAGTTAAAAATTCTACAAAGTCTAAGCGGTTTGTTTGGTGTAGGTAAGTAGTACCGAGCTCTCTAACCACTCTGCCAGGTAAAGCAAAATAACGCTTATAACCTATGGCCATTTCTTGTCTCTCTTCTTGTACTTTCTTTAGTGTCTTTGTAATTACTGCTTTTGTCATCTTAGTAGTATTTGTTGTTGTTATTACTGGTGTAAATATACGGCCTTTTCTTTCCCCTGCAAATAAAATGCGGTTTTTTTTCATATTTATTTTAAGGGCATAAAAAAAGCCCCGGCTGGGGCTCTCTTATTTATACGAAGCTTACTTGTAAAAAGTTTACTGAGCAGTCTATACCGTGCTCCTTTTCAATCTCTACAGCTTTGTAGTCGTGGTAATCTTCCATAGCGTTATAAGTACCGCTAGAAAATACTTTTTTAAGATCTGCTTTAGCTGTGGCGTGAAGGTCTGCCGGTATATCTTCTGATTTAATATCTATATTTATACTGCGGAAGCTGTTTGTATTTACGCTACACTTAACACCGTATAAAGCTTTTACATATTGCTTTACTAATGAATTACGACCGCGGCCAGTTGTGTAGTAGCTTACGCCTTTCTCGTAAGTATCGCCGTTAATTTCGATGTTCTTAAATTGTACGCCGTAAGAAGTGAAGTTTACTTTAGTGCTCATCTTTGTAGTGTTTTTTAGTTGTTGTTGTTTGACACTTCAAATATACGGCTATTTTCTATTTATGCAAACTTTCCCGTAAAAATTTTCATTTTTATTTAGCTGGTAGCATTCACCTTCTACTAAAATATTTACGCAGGCCCCGCCCTTAGTGAGTTGGGGCCAAGCGTGAATATTTTTATCTATTAAAAAAAAAGTTAGTTCTTTAGCTTCTTCTACAGTCATTACAGTATAATAAGGTCGCGGTCTTCGTATATACTGCCGTCGTTATCGTCGCTCCTATGCTTCGTAAGCCATATACCTACCGCAATGGCCCAAGCTTGCGCGACGTCGATTTTATCGGAGCTTTTGCTTTTATCAAACTTTAAATTTCCTGCCGGATCCGTTTTAGCTTGCACGTTACTTACGCACCACCTTAGTAGGTTGCTACCCGTGTGGGCTATTTGGTTGCTCCTTATCCATATTTCTAACTGCTTAACCGCTGGGCTCATACTAGCGAAGCCTTGGCCGTATGGCTCTACCGGTAGGCCCTCCTCTGCAAGCTCCGCTATTAAGCTGCTACTGTTCCATCTATCGTAAGCGATCGCTTTTATATTGAACATCTCCGCAGCTTCGTAAATAGCCTCGCTAATATATTTATAGTCGGTTACGTTGCCCGGTGTTACCGTTAGCTCGCCTTTACCTATGAATTTATTATAGTCGGCACCCGTTTTACCTTGGCGCCTTTCTACCGCTGCCTCAGTTACCCAGCTATAAACCACCGTCTTAAAAGGTTCGCCTTCATATACCGGCGGGAAGATCAATACTAAAGCCGTTAAATCCTCAGTACTTGCAAGGTCGAGCCCCGCGTAGCAGTCCCTATCTTGAAGGTCTGCGAGCTCGTAGCTTTCCGCGCAGCTCATAAAGTCCTCGTCGCTAACCCAGCGTACCTCGCTAGTCGTCCATTGGTTTAGGTGTAAGCGTCTAAAGGTATTCTCGTAAGTTACTAGCGCTTTAGCCTTTTGAGCTTGCGCCTTTATATAGTCCTCCTTTATCGTTATACCATAGCCGGGGTTAGCCTTGCGCCAGGTTGCAGGGTCTAGTATGTCGTCGTCCGGCTCCGCCTCGTAGATATGCGGATAAAAGGTCGGGTCTTCTATAATACCGTCCCTTACTTTTTTAGCGTAGTCGTAAACCTCGTAGCATATACTTTCCTTATTACTTCCAGCTGTGGAAATACTAAAAAAGAGCGGCTGCCTTCTCGCTCCGCTCGACGTTTTCATAACATCGTATAACGAGCGGTTAGGCTGGCTGTGGAGCTCGTCCATCAATACTGCGTGGCAGTTGTAACCGTGGGCCGTGTCTGAGTCAGCGCTACGCGCTTGTATAAAACTCCCGTCTTTAGCTACTATACTATTACGGTATACCTTTACCTTCTCCATAAGTAGCGGAGACTGGAGTACCATTTGTTTTTGAATCTCGTGAATCATTCCAGCCTGCGCCCGATCCGCTGCACATACTATAATTTCCGCGCCGGGTTCGTTATCGCTTACCAATAAGTAAAGCCCTAGAGCTGCTAAGAAATTGGTCTTACCATTCTTACGCGGCCAAAAGAGGAAGGCCTCGCGCGTAATGCGCAGGCCGTCCTCGTTAACGTTACCGAATATATCGCTTATGACTTCCTTTTGAAAGGGCTCTAGCTTAAAGGGCTGCTTAGCTAGCTCTCCTTTTGTATGGGTTGTAATTCGCTCTATAAACTTTATAACGCGCTCTGCTTTGTGCTGGTCGTACATTCTTTACATTTCTATAATGTCGTCTATATCTAGGGTGCGGCCTTCCGGTCGCTCTAGCTTAGATCTACTCGCGGGCGTTAGCCCGAACTCTATTAGCATCATTCTAATCCGCCGCCACGCGTCCGAGCTTTGAGCTGCGGCCGGGTGCGGCTTTAGAACCTTGGCCCCGTTAGCTGCGAAGGTTTCATATATACGGCCTTCCTTTTGTAGCCTAAGCTCTGCGCTGTACCATTCCTGGTACGCCATAGCTAAGAGCTCTAGGCTGGTGTCGTCTACCGTACTTAAGAGCCCCATACTATGCAGGTGCCCTACGCTACGCTCGTACATCATTTTTCCCTTAGCCTTTAAAAAGCTGGGGGTGGTATTCTTAGGCTTCGCATTTGTAACCTTTACGGGTTTCTCCGGCGCCCTATCCTTACGCGCCGTGCCTCTTTTCTTCTTTAATTCTTGAGGTACTGGTCTCCTCGCCATTTGTTAAATTTTTAACACTTTGTTATGTTCCTAACTTCCGGACCAATTTTGACACTATAAAAATGAGGCTTTACGCGTCGATGTACAGCCGTTTAGCTATTACATTTAGATACCCCCTGGGTATACTATTGCCCGCGCTCGCTTCTGCTCTTCTTATTGTGGCAGCTTGTGCACATAGGTTGTAGGTTCTCGTGGCTCCACTTGCTGCCGCCTAATCGTATCGGTGTAATGTGATCTACTACAGTAGCTACAGCTGTGCACTCTCTACACAGTGGCTCACCTGCTAACACATAAGCCCGAAGCTTACGCCAGTCTCTACCATTATAGAAGTCGGCGTCCTCTCCTTTGTTACCTGCAAAGGTCTTGCGCTTAGCCATCCAAGGCTTAGGCGTTCCTTTCTTTGGTATATAAGGCATTCTATTTATCGCTAGCGTATAGCAGTCTATCTACTAGCTCCGGATCCTCTGCACGTACAGCGCGTAGGTTCTTACGCTCTTGTACCTTAGCTGCTGCTACAGCTGCCTTCGTGCTGTCGGTACCTAGCTGCTGGAATAGCTTAGCGTTAGTCTCTAGTACCTCGTCTATTACTTTGTTTCTCATACCTTTATTTTATTTAAGTAGCTACCTTCTTCTAGGTCTAGGTAGCTTATAGTCTTCGTTACTATCTCTTTATTATTAAAGTCGGTCTGCCTAGGTAGTTCCTTCTTAAACCAGCTTAGGTCTATATGGGTAAGATCCCAGGCCCAAACCCCTAGAGGCGTAGAGCAAACGTAGATAGGTCTATAGCCTCGGTCTGCTGCTCTATTGAGTAGAGCGCTATACTTCGGCCACTCTATTAGTAATTCGTTATAGTGGGCACGCCTGCACTTAAACTCTACTACTACCTGCGCATCGTGGCAGATAGCATCGAATACGCTATAGCTGTCTATAGCTATCTTTAGGTTAGGTAAGTAAGCCTCTTTAAACTTATAAAATAGGTCGCCTTCAGTCATCGGTATATTGATTCATAAAGCTAACGGCGCTATAAAGTTTCTCGTCTTTAGCTTCTACTCTTATCTCGTTAGCTAGGTTATATTCTCTAGAGTCCCATAACCTGCTAAACTCCTCGAAGCTGTCTAAACTAATCCCTTTAAGTCTTTTTCGAGCTGTGAGGCGCGTAGCTTCTCTATATAAGTATTCGTTATTTTTAAGCATCCTTTTAGGTATTTAGTGTTATTAGCTTCGTGTAGTGTCGGTATAGCGGTTAAGTCTCTTACGGGTAGCCTGCTGCCTACTGGCATTCCTACTACTACCTCTATTATTTTATTTCGCCTTATAGTACTCATATACTGTACGGCGTCCTTCTCTCTTAGCTACTAGTACCTCTCTCTTATTAAGTGTAGGGTCGGTGCTGTAGCTTACGTGTACCCAGTCCGGGTTATTCTCATCTCCGAACTCCCAAATAAGCTGTTTAAAGTCTCTCGTAGTTCTTATGTAGTTAAAGATCTGGGCGTTGGTCTTTCCGTTAAATACGTCGCAGTCTAGATCTAAAGCGGCTGTCTTTTCGTCGCTTATACAGTGGTCGCTCGTTAAGCTACCTCCTATAAGCTTATTAAGTTCCGGGCCTCGGTAGCCGCTAGTAACTGCTAAAGGGCCTCCTATATATTCGCGGCAGGGCTCGAAAATATGTATAGCGAGCTCCTTTAGTACTTCTAGCTGTGCTATAGTTGGGGTATTGTCTATACCGTTCTTAATAGCGGTAGCGCTCTTAGTGGCTTCCTTTAGTGTTAAGTGTTTGCTTAGTTTCATTTTATAAAGTTGGTTTCTTCTATGTAGTTTACTATAAAATGGCGGCTTATGAGGTCGCCTTGCTTCTTCTTATAACCTTTATACTTAGCTCTTATACGCTCGGCGTCCTTTTCATCTTTGGCGTAAGCCCACGTATTTTTAGCTATCTCTATGTACATTTTTTAAAAGGGCGGTTCTTCCGTGCTGTAGTTATCTTCTAAAGCTAAGGAAATTTTAGGTATATTTTCTTTCGTAAAGGTAATTATTTTAGCGGCTTCCATTAAGCTAAGTGCTTTAGAAGCTTCTTGTTTTTTACAGCGCTCAACATCTCTTATATAGTCTTTAGCTGCGGTAGCGGTCTTGCCTATTACGTCTCTAGCTATACGCTCAAGATCTGCGGGGCTCCATTCTTTACCCGCTGGGCCGGTTGGCTCCTTCACTCCTATAAGTACGTCTTTACCTTGAATACTTAGCTCTAAGTCGGGAAAGTTGACGTTTCTAGTATACAGTCCTTCTATATAGGTAGTAAAGCCGTCCTCGCTTCTGCTTACACCGTAAACCGTTTCGCTCTTTTGTACTAATATACTGCCCAAGTGTCCGCGGGCTCCTCTATCGTTTTTATTCTCGTGGAGTACAGTAGCTATATGTATATTAAGATCCGCGCTTATCTTCATAAGGCGGCTAACCAAAGCTATAGCCTCTACCTCTTCATTAAACCCGTTAGATATATCTACTATACCGTCTATAACTACTAGGCTTACTCCTTCTATTCTCTTAAGTACGTACTCTATAATAGCTAGGCGGTCGGCGTTAGTGTCTGCTGTACGTAGTGCGAAGTACTTTAAATATTCCTGGCCTTTCTCTAAGGGTATACCGGCTAAGTGAAGTATTCGCTGGTTAACCCTCTGCGCGTGATAGGGCCCTTGTTCAGTATCGAAAAAAATTACTTTCCCTTTTATTATACCGGCCTTAAGTACGTTCTCGTTAAAGCCTTGGCGTATTGCTGCGGCTGCCAATGCACTTACAAAGTAACTTTTTCTACTCTTCGCTTTCCCTTGTATTAGGCTTATATTCCCTGCGGTGCCCAGGGTGTAACTATCTAAGCCTAGGCGCAGCTCTAATATGCTAGGGGGGTTTGTTATTACCTCGGTCGGATCTAAAAGGTATTTACTTAGTAAATCCTCGGTAGGCTCTTCGCTCTCTTTAGGTTCGCTTAGTGCCTCCTCGTATTTCTCTACCTCGTTTAATTTCTTAGGCTTTTGGTAGCCGTAGCCCTCAGCTTTTAAAGCTCTACCTGCTGCTTTGAAGTCGTTATTATGTTCTAGAGCTGTATAGAGTGTAAAGGAATTATAAAGCACCTCAGCCTCTAGAGCTGTAGAGGTTGACCATATCCACAGCTTACCGCTGTCCTTAAATATCTTACCGCTATCTGCTGCGTCCGTTTGTCCCGGTCTCTTTACGTATATATACTTACTGTCCTCTCTTACTACAGTCCAGCCGTGGCTTTGTAATATCGTTAGGCAGTCTACCTTACTCTTATAGTCGGCCCAAGGTGTAAGCTCCTCGTCTTCGTTTAAGCTTTGCTTAGGTGCTTCGTAGGTTACCTCTATCTTTGGGGTCTTATCGAGCTCCCTAGCACATCCTAATAGTATAGCGCGCTCCTGCGGTGTAATCCATTGTATAGCGCTGGCTTTAGTCTCTAGCTTATAGCCGGGAGTAGGCCAGGCTGCTACTTGGCCGCCTATTCCCCTAGTCTCATAAGTAACCTCCTTAGCTTCATTCTTTGCTAGCTTTTGGTTTCCTTCTATTACCTCGCATCTATATAGGAAGTGGAAGCCCCCGCTAGGGGTTTGCTGTATTACCATTTTAGCTAAGATACCGGGGCCGTTAGCTTCTAGTAGTTCTATGTACTCTTCGAACTCGTTACCGGTAAAGTGTTTAGCGTCTATATCTAATACCTCTAGACCGTTGTAACCACATACTAGGCCTAAGCTGTCCGTAGTAAATAGGTTTAGGTCTTCTATAGGGTTTTCTTTATACTTAGTCCAGTCCTTAAGTAGGGGGCGCTTCTGCCCACTTACCAAAGGTATAGGGCTGTACCCGTGCTCTAAGTATTTGCTGGCTGCTTGTTGTGTTGTTGTCATTATTAGCGTAGTAGTTGCTTCCAGTTATTCTTATACTGTGTAAACTTGTT